GATCGCTACCACAAGGTCTCGCGCGTCACGGGGCGTATAGTTCAACGCAAGAAATCCCCCGGCCCGTACAAGGGCGTACCCGTAGCGAAGCGCCGCGAAAGCAGTAAGGTCTAGTCAAGGCGTAGCGTTACGCGGTATAGTCTCGGGCCACGTTAAGAGGCCTCGGGATGGAAAAGCGCGAAGTAAGCTGGGTGCCACGCGGCACACTGAATCCGTACGGCAACAACCCGATGGAGCATCCCAAGGGTCAGATCGAGGAAATCAAACGCTCTATGCAGCGATTCGGGTGGACCAACCCGATACTCGTCAACAACCTTGAACAGCGCGAAATTATCGCCGGCCACGCACGCCTGAAGGCGGCCACCGAGCTCGGCATCGACGAGGTCTCAATCATTCCGCTCGACAGCCTGTCGCTCGAGGACCAGATCGCTTACCGAATTCTCGATAACAAGGTCGCCATGATGGCGAAGTTCGAGAACACCATGCTGACCGGTGAGTTCGAAACGCTAAAGGACGCCGGCTACGACCTCACCGCGACAGGATTTACCATGGACGAAATATCCAAAACGATCGACATGTTCAACGCGGACGCCAAGGAGGATGAGACTCCGGATAAGCCGATTACCGCGATCACGAAACGCGGTGACCTGTATCTGTTAGGCAACCACCGCTTACTCTGCGGCGATAGTACAGACGGGCAGGACGTCGCGAAGTTGCTGGGCGGCGCGGCGCCGATGCTAATGGTTACAGACCCGCCCTATGGCGTGAACTACGACGCCAACTGGCGCAAAGACACGACCAATCAACCGACTCGCGACGTTATCAAGAACGACGATCGAGCCGATTGGACCGATGCCTGGCAGCTATTCCCTGGAGTAGTCGCCTATGTGTGGCACGGTGGACTACACGGTGCAGAGGTGTACGAGAACCTCAAAACGGCCGGGTTTACAGTCCGCAGCCAAATTATCTGGCGAAAAAACCGATTCGCCATGTCGCGCGGCAACTATCATTGGCAACACGAGCCATGCTGGTATGCAGTACGCGAGGGCAAGACCAGCCAGTGGACGGGATCCCGAACGCAATCAACGATTTGGGACATAGACATCGTCCAGAATCTTGAAATGAAGCATCCCAACCAGAAGCCGGTTGAGTGCATGCGACGCCCAATTATCAACAACAGCGACGCCGGCCAGGGCGTCTACGATCCCTTCGCCGGGACGGGGACTACGCTCATGGCCTGCGAAATGACCGGCCGCGCATGCTACACGATGGAGCTGGACCAGAAGTTCTGTGACGTGATCGTGGAGCGATGGCAGCAGTTTACGGGACGAAAGGCCGAAAAAGAGTAACGATTCCGCAATAGCGCGGAACGCAAGGAGGTAGAAATGGCACAACAACAAGAAGTCGACACAAATGTTGAAAGAGAATCACCGTATCCAGGTGCACGGGCATTCTACGACAAGCAGAAAAGCAGCGTTGACGCCAAGTGCGAGTACGGGCATATAAGTCATTGGATGAACGTGAAGCCTGGCGATCGTTTTTCCTGCCCGACGAGAGGGTGTGGTGCAACCACGATTATCCCCGACCAGTTCGATTTACCTGTCGAACAGGCGAAGGTCGCCGATATCCACATTGAGAAGATCGGTGACGTCGCGACCTGCAGCATCAGCCTGCAGGGATACTCGCGCATAGACGCCCAGGCGTTTGTGGATTCTCTCGAGGGCATCGTAGGTCGCGGCAATGTCGAGGTTTTGGAGGAGGCAGATAATGCAAGTCACTCAGCCATCTGAACTCAACCTGGAGCAGGCAGAGCAAGCCAGAAAATTACGTCGTGAATTCTTCAGCGGCGACTCTGATCGCGAAATACTCGCGAAGATGGATAAGCGACTGGCCGAATTAGAGCCGGGAGAAAAGCTTGTCACACGCGTTAAGATCGGTCGTAACGATGCGTGCCCATGCAACTCTGGACACAAGTTCAAAAAGTGCTGCATCAGCAAAATACGGCACTCGCCTGCAGCGCCGAACGAATCCGGATTATGAGCGGTCGCAGATTGAATGTGACACATCAGTTAGTGTGAAGACGGATTATGGGCGGAGAACATACACCTGTGGGACGTCCGAACCAGGGGACGCCAGAGGCAAAGGCCAGCTACTTGATGGCGCTGCGCGAGACCCCGTTTTTCTTTATAGCGGCGGAGAAGATCGGGGTTGGCGAAAGTACTGTGCGGCGATGGCGAAAGGAGGATCCACACTTCAACGCCGACTGTATAGCGATCAAAAACCTGTCTCGGGAATTCGTCGAGGCCAGCCTCATGAAACAGGCAACTGGCATCCAGCAAGTGATTCTATACAAGGGCAAGTTGGTCAAGGACGACTCCGGCAATCCGCTAATGAAAACGACCTACTCGCCAGGGGCGGCTAAGCTATTCCTGCGAGGCACTGCGCCCGAGATCTACAATACCAAGATGATCGATGCGACTATTCGCCCGGGCGGCGAACGGATCCCTAAAGACACTGAACCCACGACCGAGGCCGAGGCCATGCAGGCGTATTTGGAGATGATCCGTGGATAGCAACTCTCTTGAGAGCCTGACGCCGATGTTGATGCGCGACGGCATTTCGATGTTGTGCGGACGCAGGATCGGTGACGGCCTTTCCCGGGAGGTCTACGTGTTCCGCTGGAATACGAACATGGTGATCAAAATAGAGGTCGGCAATGAGCATCAGAATGCTATCGAGTACTCCACGTGGACTGATATAGCCAACGGGCCACTGGCGCGCTACTTCGCCCCGTGTCGCATGATCTCCCCGTATGGCGCGTGGTTGGTCATGGAGCGGACGACAGTGCCTGGTCCGCGCTATAAGTGGCCGACGACGTTCCCTGCCATGTTTACTGACTTCAAGCGATCGAACTACGGATTGAATTCTAAAGGCAAGCTGGTTTGCCACGATTACGGGACCAATTTGGCGATGCACAACAGCGGATTCAACACGCGTGCAAAAAAGTGTGAGTGGTGGGAATGAGCGGAGTCGGCATGATTACTCCGCCTGAGTATCGAATTGACTGGCGTGAGCCGACCTATCGCGGCGTTATCGATCGTCGCAAGAGAAACTACGACCTGATCACGAAGAACAAAGACGGCCTATTCCGTGCCGGTCTTGTGACGTTTTACAAGACTCATCCGGTCGAATTCATCAACGATTGGGTCGTCACGTTTGACCCGCGCGAGATCCATAACCCGTTCATACCGATGATCCTGTTCCCGAAGCAGGCGGAGTTAGTGCGCTGGCTCTACAACCTCTGGCTTACGCAGGAGGATGGCCTGGTCGAGAAATCACGCGATGTTGGGATGACGTGGATAGCCATGGCGTTTTCGGTGTGGCTGTGGCTGTTTCATCCTGGACAGCACATAGGCTTTGGATCGTACAAGCAGGACAAGGTCGACAAGATTGGCGACCTGGACTCGATTCTCGAAAAGGGCCGCATGCTTCTTCGCTACCTGCCGGAGATATGGTGGCCGCAGGGATTCCACGCAGACAGCCACTGCATGTTCCTGAAGTTCATCAATCCCGAGAACGGCAGCACCATCACCGGCGAGGCGGGCGATAACATCGGCCGTGGTGGCCGTGCATCCATTTACTTTAAGGATGAGAGTGCGCACTACGAGCGCCCGGAAAAGATTGAAGCGTCGCTATCGGCGACGGCGAATTGCAAAATCGATATGTCGTCGGTCAACGGCATGGGGAATCCTTTCTACCAGAAACGACACTCCGGGCATATGAACGTCTTTGTATTTGACTGGCGCGACGACCCGCGCAAGGACGAGATATGGTATCGCGATCGCGTTCGGAAGCTGGACGCTGTTGTCGTAGCGCAGGAGATCGATCGCGACTACAGCGCGTCGCTCGAGGACGTCGCCATTCCAGCAAAATGGGTTACGGCGTGCAAGGAGATCGCCGGGTACATCAATATCCCGGAGTCCGGATACGGTGTGGCCGGATTCGATGTGGCCGCCGGCGGTAAGGCAAAAAGCATTCTTATTCGAAGAATCGGTCCGTATGTCCAAATCCCCCAACACATCAAAACCGACGACCTCATTACAGGCGCTGGCATGGTCGCTGACCTTGTCAATGCAGACGGCCGCATCAAGCTATTCAACTACGACAATATTGGTGTCGGCCTAGGCACGGCAGCCGCACTAAAGCGCATGAAGGTCATCGCCCGCGTTCAGGGCGTTAACGTAGGCGAGAGGCCGTCGCACGCCGAGTGGCCCGATGGCAAGACGTCGGTTTCGAAGTTTACGAACTGGAAGGCGGAGCTCGTATGGAAGTTGCGCGACGCGATCTATAAAACCTATGTTACGTATCTGTGGTGCATGGGCGAGGGAACCGAGCACTACCCTCCGGAAGAGCTGCTTGTGCTGCCAAACCACATTGATCTGACGTCTCAGATCAGTTACACCCGTGCTTTTTATACCGAAACAGGTAAGATTCAGATCGAGAGCAAAAAGCAATTGGCGACACGTGGTATAGCGTCGCCCGATTACTTCGAGGCCTTATACCTCACATTTGCAGAAGAGCGCGGCCGCGTCATTGTTGGGAAATTTTAGTTATGACAACGAAAATAGAGCGCGAAGATCCAAGCACGCCATCGATTTCGACCAACATCATGCTGCCAAGGATAGGCCTGACGAACACGTTGATGGGGGGAACAGAGTCTATGCGGCACGCCGCGCAGACGTATCTGCCACAGCACGAGCGCGAGGACGACGACGTCTACGATGAGCGTCTTTCGACTGCATCGTTGTTTAACGGATTCAAGAAGTCCGTTCGATCCCTCGCCGGTAAGCCGTTCAAGAAGCCGATGCAATTCGGCGACAATTTCCCGACAGAGCTAGAGGCACTTAACG